CGGATACTTACCTAGGTATCAAGTTCGGATGGCTTCCCTTGATCAAAGATCTCCAGGACTTAGCCAATCTTCAGAATCTTGTCAATCAACGCGACAGGGAACTTCAGAAGCTTTATTCTGGTTCTGGGCTCAAACGACGGATCGATGTTGCTAGTGATACAGTAACGTCTTCGTCTTCGCAGTCATGGCTCGCTTGCGCGACCATCAACGCGAGTACGACTATAAGCATCACTGATGCTCGTAGGAGTTGGGCCACCATCCATTGGAGACCCACTCAGCCGCCAAAATATCACCCGCACACTGACGGTTACAATCGCCAGCTCCGCAAGCTCGTCCTTGGGCTTACGCCCGAAGGTGCTGTTAAAGGCCTTTGGAATGTTATCCCTTGGACCTGGTTAGCGGGTTGGTTTAGTAACTTCGGGAACTATCTTCAACAGTTCTCGAATACGGTTCCTGCCTCGCATGATAGCGTATGCTTCATGTCCGAAGTACACCGTACGTATCAGGTAGGTTCTACTACCTACTCGGGTACACCCTTCACGTCTCGGTCAGGGACCGGACCTACGGGTTCCGCCGTTCATGTGCGAAAGACTCGACAAGTCCTCGCCCATGCTTTCGTCGCCGGCTCTATGCCTTATGTGGGCATAGATAAACTGTCTGTTTTGGGAGCGTTGTTTGCGCAACGTTTTCTGCGCAGATGACACCCCTCAACAAAGGAGCCTATCCATGCTTGGTTCGACACTCGTGATAACTCTTGATGGTTCGGGAGGGACTGCGAAGACCCTCCCACTCATCAACCAGGATGGTTATACATCCGAATACTTTCTGGATGATACAACCGTGACTTACCGTGCAAAAGTGCGGCATAGTCGGGATAATGTCAAGGCCGGCACACAGCCGTTTGACCGTCATACTGTGACGTTCACCCGGTTTGTTAAACCGACTGAAGCCATCCCTCTGGGGTCGCAATCCGATTTGAAGTTTACCGTTCGAAACGATCCGAACGGCGTCGCATCAGACATCATTGATGTCTCCGAAGCCTTGTCCTTCTACATGGTCAAGGCCGGTGGAATTGCGGCCAAGCTTCTAGGCTGGGAGTCTTAATCCAGCCAAGCGTCAGGCCTTCTTAGCCTGAGTCACGAGTCCGGCCAGCCGTAGAGTGTCAAACATGGAGTAGTATCATGTCAACACCGAAAAGCTACGCCGGATATGCCCTTAGTGTGTTCTCAGC